ACAAATATTCAATGGTCTACAGCAGATGTCGTATTAGCTGAACATAATAATCAAATTAACCTTAATCATGTTAATAATAGTCTTCGGAGTGAGCACACCGGTCTCTCAATTGCATACCTGTTAAATCATGCTCTAAATGTACATGCTGATGATCTTTTATATTGGGGCCCTACAGGTTCATACGATTTAGAAGATTTTGATTGGGATAGAGGGGATACAAAAACATTTTACACTTCCAGTCCACAATATACAGCACTACATGATTTAGAGTATTTGCTTGATTCGCATGTAAGCAGTCAATCACATGATAATTGTATTTTAGGGGTAGAATTGAATGGTCAGTATTTTTTGAGATCTATAGAAGACATTTACAATAAAGCATTTACTTCCGATAATAGGTTAGGTGAATTCTTTATGGATGGCTTTAATGTCCATACTGGTCAGATGAATTTAGGTGTAGTAGGTAGCACAGGAGCAAGTACTGACAGGATTAAGTCAGAAACATACGGCTTTAGTAGTGAGATGGCTTCTCAGTTGGACGGGTTAACCAATTTCAGTCTTTTGAATATGGCACCAGTAGATAGCTTAAATGAACTAGTTTCAACACATGTACATAGTTATGATTTTGGTGAGAAGCAGTTCAGTATAGATTGTAAAGATACACATATTTTATCTATACGGAAGAAGATGAAGCAACTATATGCTGATAAAATGAAGGGTAGTAACCCGGTTCCAATTTTACCCATAAACCCAGAAAAGGTTGATAATAGGACTTTGAAGCATGAGTTTAGCGGTGGCTCGTCTAGACTAAGCCGAGCTCCGGCCGGTATTAATAAAGTATTAAAGAAGGCTTTAGCATTTGCGCCTTGTGTATCGTTTGATGTGGTTGGTCAGACGAATAGACTCCCCGGTAAGCATGTAATAATGCTATCATCTTATACTGACAAGGATTCAGCATTTGGCAAGCTGTTTGTAGGTGAATGGTTAACTACACGAATACAGCATGTATTTGCAATAAGCCAAAACAGTTATTACAACACCATTACATGCGTTAAGCCTCACACATCTGACAATATAATGTCTCCAGACACAGAAAAGCAAATAACTACATGGTATAATGAGAATACTCGAACACAAGAGTCTCTCGATAATTTTGAACAAGAAGTATTACGATCATAATAAGAAATGGCAACAATCCCACAAAGAACAGGTATACCGCATGCAATAGATGTTGATATCGCCAATACAGTCGATTTTCATATTGCTACAACCAATTTTACCAAAGCTGTAGATAATTATGGTGATTTTCTATGTCTAGCTTATTTGTGGAATAAAACAAAACATTCTCCAGATCCAATTACTGCACAGGCAATTTTTTTCAAAAAACTAAACAACAACGAGTTTGATTTGCAGCTTGAAGCTGTTAATTCCCTAGCAACTGACGCTGATTATGATACATTACAATTAGATACACATTTAGCCCCTCATGAGGTATGGTTGCGTGATGAAGATAATTTACCATTATATAAGATACAAAACGATGTACGGATATATAGTGCATTAAATCTACTACTTAACCAGCAACGCGAAGTACCTGTCCCGGATTTTGTAGGAGCAGATAAGATAAAAGAAAAGGTTAAAACGTTGAACACGGCGTTCGGAGCAGGAACAATGTCGGATAATTCTCAAGAAGAGTTTTTAGAATATTGGTATTTGAAATTTCAAAAATGCCATAAAAAGGTTAAGGAGGAATATACAAAGCTGTTATCGGGTGATGAAACAGAAAATTACTTTACATCGCTTAGTGATAGTATAGGTATAATTGAGAGGTCTACCGAGAGTATTGATCCTACTAGTATACCAATAATTGATATTGAATTTGAAATACTTAAAGCGTTGCCAAAAGCTGTACCTCCACACGTTAATGATAAGCTTGATATAGCTACTCAACAGTTATTAATTGAATCATCTAAAAAGGTTAATACTCTATTTCGAATGAATGTTATTCGAGTTGTTAATAGTATATCTACACAGAGCAGTTCACACAGTGAAAATTTGATGACAGATCATATGCATTGGGTTCGAATGTCACAGCATGTAGGTCTAGTAAGTGGTATTGTTTCCAGTACTCTAGGTAATGCGTATAAATTATTCGGGTTTATGCAAATAGCTCGAAACAAACAGAATATCAAACCTTCAAGATTTGATCTGGTATTGCAGAATTCTAAAATAAAGGTAGACTTTCTAAAGCAGAAAATAAAGACATTAACAGACGTTGTATCTGATGGGCTTACTATAAACAAGTCACTTAAGGCTGAGACGGCTGATTACTCTGATCTGGATTAGAACTATCTACATCAGTCTCTTCCACATCAACAACTTTTGCATCTTTAAGAAGTTTATCGAAAATTTCTTTACGTGTCCCGATAAATGCATTACTAGTTTTGGTATCTTCAATGGTTTGCTTGGCATCAACATCCATCTTTTTAGACACTAGTGTTGTCGCGGATCGCTTATTTTGTATGACGATTTTGTTTAAGCTCTCAATAGCACTACTTGAAGCTTTAATTAAATCAGCGAGCGCGCTTATGCTGTCTGGATCACTAGAAGCAGCTATGTAATCTTTAACATCTCGCATTACCGAAAGGCTTTGATTAATGAGTTCACTAGAATTTTTTACTACAAATTCTTCAATATTTTCTGGTGTAACATTATCTTCCGATTGTTGCTTTTGAACATATTTGTTAACTAATGTGGTATCCTTGAGTTGATTAATTAATGAATTCAAACCCGGATTAGGTTCTTTCTCGCTCATATTTGAAATATTTATAGTTGACTTCGCGTGTTTACTCGCTATAATTTGTATTATGGCAAACGTTAATATTGAAGGTCATGGGTCATTTACTGTTGATCCGTCAAAAGTACAAGAATTGTTACAATGGTTAACTTCGAATGGTGGAGTCAAGGTTGAAGGAACAGACAAATCATTCAAAGGTAAGACACTGTTAAACGAGCAACAGCCTCCGGATGGAGCTCGTATAGGAAACCCTACACCTCGAGAAGGTAAAGATTATGATTTTGGTGGAACATGGATGTAATTCATAGACAGCATCTATTACTTAACCCGGTAATTAAGTTCCTTAGAACACATCCAGATGCACAACTCCCTAAAGCTAATAATACTGGCGACTCTGGGTATGATTTGACTGCTGTAGAGGATGTATTAATTAAATCTCAACAAAGTGCAGTAGTACCTGTAGGATTGACGCTTGCTTATATTGAATCTGGATTTTGGTTTAGAATTGAACCACGCTCTGGGTTAGGATTCAAACATAGTATACAGCCTCATTTAGGTGTGATAGATAACGGTTACCGGGGAGATTTAGGAGTGAAGCTATATAATTTCAGTAACAATTATAAAAATATGACTCTAAGCCATCATCAAGTTAAGAAAGGTGATAGAATCGCGCAACTAGTAGTTTACCCGCTCATCCGCCCGCAATGTGAATGGGCTGATGGTATCGTACAGTCGGTCCGCGGTGATAAAGGTCTTGGTAGCTCTGGTAAGTAATATGTTTGAAAACCTTTGGATAGAGAAGTATAGACCTAATAAACTTATAGACTTAGTCTTAAGTGATGAGTGTCGTAGGATAGTTGACAAGTATGTCGAAGAGAATGAAATACCTAATCTTTTATTTGTTGGTCCTCCTGGTGTTGGTAAAACTACACTAGCTAAAATTCTCGTTAAAGATATATTGAAGTGTCAGTATCTATATATTAACGCTTCAGATGAGAACGGTATAGATACTATTAGATCTAAGGTCACTCAATTTGCTCAAACTCGAAGTTTTGACGGGTGTATTAAGGTAATTATTCTTGATGAATGTGACGGGCTAAGCCAAGATGCGCAGCGGGCCCTGCGTAATACTATGGAAGAGTATGCTAGTGTTACGAGATTTATCTTAACTGCAAATTATGGGCACAGGGTAATACCTGCATTACAGAGCCGCTGTCAGTCTTTAGACTTAACCCCTCCGTTGGATGCATGTATAGAGAGGGTACGCTATATTTTGGAATGTGAGAAGGTTTCTGTTACGGAAGAGCAATTTAAGCAATTACAAGAACTTATCAAGAACGTTTACCCTGATTTGAGAAGGACCATTAATGAAGTACACAAATCTTGCAATGCGGAAGGTATTTTGCATATTATTGATATATCTAAAAACGTTAAATTCATTAATAACATCCTTAAGCTAGTTGAGAATGGTGCAGTGTTGAAGATACGAAAGCATATTATACAGAATGAAGAAAAATTTAACAGTGATTACCCTGTACTTCTCAAACAACTGTTTGATCATGTAGATACATGTAATATTTCAGCGGAAAAGAAGAAAATGTATTTAGTTACAATTGCTGAGGCGCTATATAGGAGTGCGTTTGTAGTAGACCAGGAAATTAATTGTTATAGTTGCTTAATTCAATTAGCAAATACACACTAACTTTCCAAATATTTTCCGGTGTATGATTTGGCTGGCACTTCCGTAGAAATATCAGTGTTCTGTGTAGCTAATTTTCTATCGTCCTCATTTGAAGCTGTTTGTTTTACGGGGCTTAGCTCGTTATCGTCTACCGACACTTCAACAGGGTCAATTTGTGAATCATCTTCTCTAACTTGACCTTTAGGTGTAGGACCAGATAGGTTAGGATAATCTTCTATTAGTTCAACTAAGTCTTGAGGAACTGTAAATACTTGGGTTGCCATGAATAAACCAGGAGCAGCTTCCCTAACTACGTCTACATAGAAGTTGTCAACATCTGCGAAATGACCAGATTCTGCCGTAGCTGGCCTCTCAGCTTTTACGGCGCTGATACGAATATTGTCTCCTGACTCGATCAACTCCGATAACCTCTCAAGTTTTAGCCCTGGCTGAGCTTTAGCCCAATCATGTTGATTAAAATTATCTATAAATTTTACCCGGTCTCCAATTAAAAAATTGGAACCTTGATACCGCTTTAAGGCTGTTTCTACAATAAGATCAAATTTCCTACTCATATCTACAAATATTTATTAAAATCGACCATGTATTATAGACTATCAAACAAAATTCCTAGTAATAAATAATTCTATATGGCATCCATTGATATCAAAGGATTTGGAGGGGTTGCCCCTCAAACTGTAGACAGCAACCTCCATCCTACAGTTGTACACGAAGATACTTACAAATATAAGGATATTAAATTTGATATTGAATACGGAATGGCGAACGATATCGCTTCAACAGATAGGAATACAGGTAATATTGATATTAAAGATCTCAGAGACATAGAAGCAATTAAAGCATCATTATTCAATTTGTTTAGTACATTGCCTGGTCAGAAGCTGCTAAACCCGTACTATGGGCTAAATTTAGCATCTTATTGTTTTGATCCAGTTACTCAGATTACTGCGGATCATATCGCCAGAACGATAATTATTGAAGTACCTAAACACGAGCCTCGAATAAAAATTACTAATCTATCTGTAGTGGGTGACGTAGCTAACGGTGCATACGAAATAACTTTTGGATTATATATCCCGGATTACGAGGCAGATGTAATCAATATTAAAGGAATAATAAATTCCGATAGGTTCAAATTTATATCATAATTATGGCTAAGACAGAATTAACAGATTTTACGTTACCTAAAGATGCTTATGCAACATTTGATGCAGTAAGCCTTAAGGCACTTATCAAGGAACGGTTAAATGCTAATACAGCATTTACAGATCAGAATTTTGAGGGTAGCAATATGTCTGCTCTTATAGATGTTGTTGCATATAGCTATCACGTCTTGTTATTCTATCTTAACCAAACAGCTACAGAGTCTATGTTCTCTGAAGCTGAGCTTTATGAAAACATGAACCGTATAGTTCGAACGTTAGACTATAAGCCTGTTGGTTATCAGACTAGTGTGTTAACTTTTCAAACAACAGCAGCCAGTACACTTCCAGCTAGCACATATACTATACCTAGATATTCATTTTTTACTTTAGGTAATATTCAATACTGTCTCAAAGAAGATGTCACGTTTACTAAAACAACAGCAGTAGATGAAGTATTAAGGGCTATGAGTGATAATCATTTACTATATCAGGGCTCATATATAGAATATCCTATTATTACAGCTATTGGAGAGAATTTTGAGACAGTAACATTACTACCCGGAGACGATATCATAATAGACCATTTTAATATTGATGTATATGTTAAAAATGCAACTACGGAAAAATGGGAGCAATGGACACGAACTACTAGTTTGTTCTTAGAAAATAGTAGTTCGAGAACTTATGAGGTCCGTCTAAATGAGAACAAGCGATATGAACTTAAATTTGGCAATAATGCCACAGGGAGGCGATTAGATGCTAATGATCAAGTTGCTATTTATTATCTTGCTAGCGATGGTAAAGAAGGTGAGGTAGGGCCTGGTTCACTAGACAGATATAATCTAGGATTGTATAATACAGTTAGATTTACTGAAATTTTTAATCAAATCAAAGATCCTAATATTAAATATATTTCCCAATCACAATGCTTACTGTTGGCATTTATTAATACTAATGTTAGCAGTGAGTATTATGAAGGTGAAACGGTTGACGATATAAGACAACGCGCTCCAAAAGTATTTGCCACTCAATACCGGTTGGTAACTAAAGAAGATCATGAAAATTATATCAAACAGACATATAGTAACATCGCGCGCGATGTTAAAGTTGTTAATAATTGGGACTATTTAGATGGCCATTTCAAATATAATATTGAATCGTTAAAGCTTGCATCTAATAATAAGGAGCCCAGAACATTACTTAATCAAGTCAATTTCGCTGATGCGTGTGACTTTAATAATTTGTATTGCTATATTGTGCCGAGATTAGAGCGTATATCTTCCGGTGTTGTTCGTACAAATTACCTTACACCATCTCAAAAGAACTCAATTATATCTGGACTGAGAAGTAATAAGATCTTGACAACAGAGATTATTGTTGTCGACCCGGTATATATGGGTATCGATGTAGGCGTTTATAACTCGTCAACGGAAACTCTGACAGAGGGTATCAGACTTAATACAAAACTACAGCTCGTACGAGAGTCAACTTCCACTAGAAGTTATGAATCAATACAAAACGCTGCGTATAATATTATTATAAATTACTTTAAGCAGTTTAATCTAGGTCAGACAATTAGTATATCATCTATAGTAAATGATATTCTAAATCTAGAAGGTGTCAATAAGATTGTTACAAATCGTACCGATTCAACAACTTCATTTGAAGGGCTAAATCTGTTAATTTGGAACCCGATTTATCCAGAGACTGATATATCTTGCGCAGGCTCTGACATAACACTACCATATTACAAGTACCCGTACCTGCAAGATCCTGTAAATTTTCTTAACAAGATCGAAGTAGTATCAGAAACTGTTACAACAGGATTAGTGGAATACTAAAATGGCATATGATAGGAACATATATATACCGTATACAGTCCATGGAGGTATAAGCTCACGTGCCACTGGTACTGTGAATACGTTATCAGGATTTACTAATGAATTAACCACGTTCATTCTTATACCAGACACGAGTAATTCTGTTTTCAATTTCATATCAAATGATGATATGTTATGGGACATGGGAGACGGTACAATTATTAAGGGGCTATCCGCTAAACATGTATACAGCTTTCCAGGTGTATATAATGTGTCTTTGGTTGCGTATGGTTCTGGGGGTGATGAATATCTAAGTACTCATGTAGTTCAGATATCAGCCAGTAATTTGTTTGATGATTCGTTATTTCTAAACTCAACAGACGTAACAAACACTGTGCATCTTCCTACAGGGGTAGATAGCGCGAAAGTGTACCCGATAACACTTAATAGGCATAGTAGTTTACAGTCATATAGCCAGTTATCCGGTACTGGATATACGTTGAATTTGTACGCTAGCGGTTCAAATTCTCGTAGGCTAAATGTTAATACCTTAAATAAATGGTCACATATCGACAAGTCTTGGAGCTTCTATAAATCTATAACAGCAAATAACGGTACTATTCAGTATGTTCCTGTTACTACTATTGATACTACTAATGAGAAAATATATTACGAAACAGGTCAAAAATTTGGAGCTCAGTTTTTTAGAAGAGTATCATTAGCTGATGTTGAAAGTGGTGTAAATACGTCTGCTGTATTTGTCGGCACGTCAGGGTCAGCTGAGGTTGTATATGGAGATGATTCTCCAAAGTATACAAAGCACCCTATATGGGCCTTTATTACTCTTGATACATCTAAATTCTTAGACCAACAGCAGTTATTTAATCTTGATTCTCCTACACGCTACGACGGTAATTTATTACAGCTAAACTTTTTTGAGCATTACGGCTTAACTATACCTATGAGAATTCATCATAGGAGTGCAAAAACTTTAACCTTTAGTAGCGCTGGTATTAAAAGTATAGGGTTTGATAAACATAAATGGCAGAGTACCCAAATACCATTTTTTATCAATCTTGTAGACGCTGCAGGAGAGTATACCAAGGGATATCCAACATTGTCTGCATTTCAGGCAGTGAAAGGTACTGCATCACTCACTGATACATATATAACCAATATAAGCGCTGTAAGCGGTTCTACAACTACAAAATTACTCTCAGCTAATTTCTATAGACAAGATGACGGGAAGATACCTTCCGATTTGGAAGGTACCTTTAGAGGGTATTTTATACCGTATGACACAGGTGATGATTTATCGCTTGAAGGTAGTATGGTTGTTAACGATCCTCCAAATTTTGCTAAAGATATATATCTAGGTATTCTAGGTAATCACTATCACAATAAAATTAGCTGTATGTTTTTGAGCGAAGAGTATGGGCTAAATGGCTCTACCGGTACCGTTCAGACTAATCAGAGTGTAGGCTTTACTCCTATAGATATACCTGCATCAGGTCCAATATTTTCATCTGCGATTGTACCGGAGTCTACTAGGTATACAGACACACGAGTTGTTGGGTTGGTTATAGGAGCTAAAAATGATACCTTGTCGGCTATTGATAGTAGGTCTAGTTCTGTATCTGCAATATGCCTGCCCAAAGTGCGGGACAGAGTCAACAGTAATGCTTCTCTGGAACCTATAACCAACATGTCACATATTAACACATATGGTAATGGTACACAAACCAGCTTTGATCCTGTACATGTAGCGTTTGATAGTAACAAGAGCGCGTGGGTAGCTTGTTCCGGAGCAGCTGTCTTATTAAAGTTAGATCTGTCATCAGATGTTAATCCGGTTAATAACACTCAAGTTGGTACGCTAGATCATGCCATAACAATACCTGAAAATATATTTTATGATACTACAACTACTGACGGGTCTTCTATATCTATTGTCCCCAATAATACTGGTCAGTACGGGCTACTCACTGTTGGCTTATCAGAGCCAGATCAAGAGGATAATGTCTGGGTCGCGTTTACCAATCCTATAAGTTCGTTTATATCAAAGTATAACACGGCAACGTCTATCACGACAAAGTTATCGAGCTATTATCTTACCCCACAAGGGTTAACGTTGACCGATATGAATGCTACAAATCAAAATGATTTATGGGTATGTGCTGCTAATAATGAATTATCGCACCTATCTCAAACCATGATGGTAGCACAAACAGTATCCGGGCTGTCAGCCGATGGCAACAATCTTAAGTATGAATTTGCAAGCATGCTAGACACTGATACGCAAGCAGTAACATTTTCCGTAGGTAAACTTATATCTCTTAGTGGGTTTTCGAACGAATATTACAATGGTAAATTTATTATTAACGCTGTTAGTGATAAGGTTATTACTGTTAATCCTTATACAGGTAGAATGAATAATCTAGGTACAGCTGTTCTATCTGAAAGTAACATTGTTGCAACAATAAATGATTCTGATTATGCATATAAAATTGACAAATACGGTAACACGCTGTACAGCGTTAGTGGTATGTTTAATCCTCAATATTTAGTTAATGATAAGTATCAAGGTGTTTGGGTAGCTCATGATATAAACACCCTTACACAAGTTAATACTGCTGGTCAGATCGTTAAAAGTATTACAGTACAGGATAGTACATTTACAAATATGTTTGTTTCTGCAGCGTCTACTTATAGCTATACAGCTACAGCTCATAATATGCATATTGGAGGTATTAGTTTCGATACATATGATAATTTACTTGTCATAAATTCATATGAAAATAAGATATATGTTATACCGACATATGCTCCAACATTATCTGCTAGTTATAATATTGCAACAACTACTCCAATTGGTCACGGTACGAGACCGGAGTGGATTTTCGGTAGACATCAAGCTATCGGTGATTGGACAGGCTACAAGTGGCAGAACAAGTATATTAATACAACAGGAATTAGAACAATTACCGGTAGTGTACCGTTTACAGTTCTCCCATCTGATGGAAAATATTCGATTAGAAAGATTAATGAGAATTTTGACCCTATCGAAACTATTAAAGAGTATAGAACTCAACCAATATTAATTGATAAGGGTAAGCAGTTGTTTGATAATTTTTACGGTACAATAGTTGGCACTGTTAGTACAGACCCGTCCGATATTGGGAGAACTATATACGAGAAAATTGCTAATTTCACAGACAACACAGCAGATATCAATACGTGTAATATTAATGCTCTGTATTCACTTTGCAGACAATATGGTGTTAATATTAAGAATTTTAACTTCACATATCCAGCCGGTTTAAGTCGAATAATGAATTTGTGTAGTATACCGCATAAGAAATTATGGGGATCGCGGAATAGATTTGCTAGAGACTTTTATACGTATGGCCTTAAGGATAGCAGGTATGGTAAGAATTTAGGTACAGAGATAAGTGTAGGTACCTATACTGTATCAGCTGGTACATCAATTGTCGCATGTCAGCTATTTAACAACAACTATACATTGGTTAATACACCATATATCACTGGGTCAAATACTGACCCTGGCTATGATTCTACCGTAGGTATGCTGTCATCATACCCCTTAAGTTCATATGCTGCATCATGGGGATGGAAGTTAGGGGACGGTGTTGATAGCACTAATGTCGGGACATACTTTAAGTTCTATAATTATATAGAATACTATAATGATACTTTAGTTGAAGGTATTGTTGATTGGAACAACCCGTACACGAGCATATCGGAAAATGTAAGTGCGGTGAGCGACTGGACGGATAATAATGGATTTGTAGAAACATCGATTGATTATGAAATACGTAAAGGGTTGAATTTGTTTACTACATATTCAGCTGCAAATACGAATGTTTTGTAGTTTACAACGGGAATTCTCTAACTAAATATTTGTAATGTCAGAACTTAAACCGTTACCGTATTTGGACTGGGTACAATCTGTAGACAGTGCCATTATATCTGAAGCTGACTTATTTTCTGCATATAATGTATACGTTACACAATGGTATAAATCTAACAAAGCTGAAAGCCAATCGTTCAATAGTTATAGAAAGCAGTTATTTGTTGATTTGCTAAAAGAAATCACTCTAAATTATTCATCAGATCAGGAAAAATTATACCTGTCAAATGTTGATATGGATGACCCAAGAGAGGTTGATACTGTTATACCATTTTTCGTTAAGCGATTAACACAAATTACTCAATACTTGGTATCGAAGAGACATGAAGCTACATTTGTACGACATAAGCAATATCTTAAAGGTAGCGGCTATGGGGTGTCAAAAAATATCAAAGATATTGTAATATCCTTACTAGATGATAAAGATTTTACCGACAAATACCCGCTAGCTAGTATACCTGCGTTAAGTTCAATATCAGATAACGTTTATGTAAACGTAGATTCGTTATATGATACATATGAGCATTATTTCGACGTATCCCCAACAGCGCTCATATCTGAAGATGATACACAACTAGCTCGTAATCACAAGAGCAATACTGAAGATATTGCTCCGGATGTATGGCTGGATTTTGAGTCTGCAGTTGAGACTTTACTTAAAGACGTCCCATTATTCATAGAACTCAATACTAATGGCGGGTCGCTAGCTCAATCTGATGATTTTGAATTAATTGGCGTTAATGTACTCAGAACAGATATTTCAGAATTACCTGCAAATCAATTTATTGATGACAATAAAACCGAGACAGGTTTGAATATATTATATCAGAAATCACTTGTTGAGAAATATGCTGGTACGACAATGTACTATTTGAGCACTGGTAGTACGTCGACAAATTTTGTATCTGGTGTTTTGTTTGAACCTCATAACGCTAGTGCAAACTATCTTAATAGGTACCACCCATCACATCCAATTGTATCGAGTAGTATTAATCTCGAAACGGAGAAAGATTTTGGAGGGTTCTTTACTCCAGATAAGGAAGGAATTCTTAATTATGAACGCGTTAGTTCAACATATTCAATAAACACTGATAAGCTGTCAGCTAATCAGGTTTATATTTTCCCTGATCCGTCCATATACGGTACCGGTAGAGGTGACAGTCTAGATGATCACGCAAATGTATTAACTCATGTAGATGATAATGAAGATATCAAGGGAAATAAACTAAGCCAAACATTATATGGTGATGTAGCGAATGACCAAGCTGTACAGAAATTTTATCCATATCAATCACGAGAAGAAACATTGAAGTTGCACCCACTAGGTATTAGCAGATATAGTGATAATGTTGATTTTTGGGAAGGAGATGAAAAGGATATATGGGGAAGTGCGGATATATATCCTATAAAGCCATTAGTAGACCCTCCGACTAGCGAAAAGCAAAGCGATTTATTGATTACCTCCGATACATTGTACAAATGGAAGACCGATATATATGGTAACGAATTTGCGCTGTTTAAGACAACACACCCGACAAAGCTTACATCCGAGCAACAAAATAGTCAATTTACCACAGCAGCAATCCAAGAAGCTAATCCTGATACTTTTGTATCTCTGATTACTGGTGGATTTACATATCCAGAGACTGAAATGTTTAGGCATCAGCTAAGCGATTATACCACTGTGTTTGAAAATACGACATCGCCTATGTCTGCGTCTTTGGACTGCTATGACAAACGACAATTAGCTACCAATAGGTTCTTCTATAGAAATGTGTATTCATCTGAAATTGCCCCGGCATCGTCAGCCTTGAGCGCGGTGTTTATCAAGTACACAAATGACGATGTTATTAATAATGAGATTCAAAACAAAGTTGTTGATATTGATATTATTAATGATGTTATTATTCTTGAAACTAGTAATTACTTGATTCTCGAAAAGTATACGTATGATTTAACGACCAACACTTTTACATCCATATTACCACTAATGACTTATATCTCTGTCATTAGTGGTAATAATACATATGAAAAGTTTACCAATCATTGGTATGATGAATCTAGTGATAATATTTTTTTAGGTAAGACTGTCCTTCATCCGTTCTTATCAGGCTCAAATAATAAAGCAATATACCCTCAAATTCATGTCTTTAATAATAAGCTTAACACTTTTAATGAGACTTTCTCATTAAAAACATTAATGCCAGCAGTCTCGACAGCTGCTAATCTGTATAATAATCAAGAAACTTACAACTTATTAAAAAATGCTGGGTTTGTTGTCGGTACACCATATACACCGGTACCGTTAACACAAACGGAAAGTATTAATATATCACGAACAGATAAGCCTTTAATTTCTGTAAATTCATTAGAAAATACATTATCATTTATATTTTTCGGATACGATCCGTCAGATACATCTTATCTATACAATATGTATTTTGATACGGCAGACTCACAAAATCTCGAGATTAAGCAGCTAGATATGTTTACTCCTAATAAGCAAGGATTGTTTAATTACAATCTTGCTAATTATGCTGATAATATAGCAATACCAGGAACTACAGATCAGATAACGTTAAGTGCTATGATAGAAGGCACATTCAATAGAGGTGCTAATGAAAATAGAGTTATACTACTTGACGCGCTACAATCAGAAGTTCAAATTAGCGGTGAATTGGATGCGCATACATTAGTACATTCATCACCGATTAGCGGGAGAGATATAAATCCTTCTGGGTATAAAGATCTAAGTAGAGGTACTATACGAATGGGTGCCGGATTAAGCGCCTCTCAATCTGATGTACATGGTAAGGCATCAACTGAAGTTACAGGAACAAGCATTGAACCTTACACCCATAATGCTAGTTATTTGGTCTTCTCTCCCGCACTTACAGGTATTGGAAATGAAATTGTTGTTTCATTTGATGTTGCGATGTATACAAATACAAACGCAAATTCAGCATATGCACAAATAGCTACATAATTAAATAATTTTAATGAATACATACGGTTACCATTATAAAAACATACGCCCATTGAGCGCTGCGTATTCGTTAGATGATGACGTCTCACTGAAGAGGCATACCGAATATTCGCTCGAAGGTATGGGGCTATTTTTTCCACATGCACTCTCGTCAATTGAAGATGTATCTTATAATAAAGACACTCCATTGTTTTTAACTGAGCAAAAGTCTCTCAATACCTTTCTTGAACTAAAAGGTGACAAGACCCAATACCCTAATATAAAGGTAACATACTTAAAAGTTACAGATGCTGATTTGTACGTTGTTACTGATGGTAATACTGGATCAATAGCTGTTACAGGGACAGCCACTGACATAGGCAATCACTACTTCTATGAAATAGAATTCTTAGATCCATTCCATTGCACAGTTCGTCATACATATAAAGATGCAATAAAGTTCTTAACATTGACATATACAAACAGTTCATCTCTCACATTTACAGACAGATCGTCGGCAGATTATGTAGATACTGATACTCAAATATTTCAATATAGTTACAATACAGATACAAATGCATTAACCCTGTTTAAGAGGTTATCAAGTTACCACAATTCAAATATTTCATTATTAATTCAAAATAATCAGTCATCACATGCTGGTGTTGGAGTTCATCTATCAGCAGGTTATGTACCGAGTACAACCTCTTTATATACATCTGCAAATAAATTTACATTACAGTCACCTCAATCTGCATCAACTTATTATAACTTACAGACAACGTGGAATTCATACCTGAGTGCTGTTAATGACAATAATTTTACATTAGACATATCACAAATTCAAAGTGATATCAAGAATAACTATATAATACACTCAGCAACCAATAGTGTTAGTTTTAGCTCACATAATTTAGATATAAATTTAATACCTCTTAAGAATCAATTGACTCCGGAAGGTAATATAAGTAGGGCAAATCCGTACGGTAATACTGAAGGGGAAACTACACAGCGCAAATATCATAAACTATATACTGGTACGCATCAAGAGCGTGGAGATGATTCGGTTTACATGGCATATACAGCTGATGTTAAGAGTATGGAGATGTTATCTGACAAATTAACATATTTTTATATGCCCCAGATCTTAGCGCCTTATACGCAGCTGAATATTAATGACTCAAGTCTCATTAAAGCTGGTGCAGTTGCAGGTAATGTACCGATTAAATCAGATAAAGTTTTCAAAAACGTTGCAGAGGTCACTAAGATTACCTTTCCGAAAGATGAATTGAATGGTACATGGCTTTGTGCATGGTTATCAGGTAATTCCAATTCACTATCTACCCCGGTTTGGGTTGATAGATACTACAATCCCAATTTTCAAACACAAACATCAGCTCTTACTAGTGGCACCCTGCAACCGGTTACATATATTGATAAATTTACTTCGGTTGCTAAGCAGATTGGAGCCTCCGCGGCGCATGTAACAGTGTATGATAAGTTGAGCGATTTAATTTTTGAGCCTGGTTTGTTATATGCATATCATCATGTAGGTAGAGGTAATTATCAAAAAGTTATTGACTCCTTAAGCAACAGACGCATTGTTAAAGATCTTAGTTCTTATAAGGATAGTAAGTCGGTGAATGTTATTACTACTAGAGAAGACGTCGGTCCTACGCATACTATGCCGGATGGAACTATACATACAGGGACTATACATTCCCCTAAGAGCACCGAAGTACCTATTTTGTATGAGTTTAACGGTGATAGGTTTGGTGCGACTAATCCTATTAAACACACCGGATCGTTTACGTTAAATTTTTGGATGCATTGTAAAGATTGGGCAAAACCATTTGGTGAGCAGATTATAGGGAATTATCTTATTAAAGGGTTTGGTATATTTAATGAACCATTTGTGACCCCGTTTATCGCTATACCCGATAAGGATAAGGTTCATACATATAATAGCGATTTCGTATACCTCGATACACATATAATTGGAAATACAATTAAACTGTTTACCAAGAAAGGTTCTAGTGAAAATTATTGGCTAGTAGATAGCTCAAACGACATATATGAATATGATATTAATGGGACTATTCAGAATAAAATAGTGAGTTCACATTTAACTGGTAAGTCTGTAACGGATCTCGAGATTGATCAGAATTTCTTATATGTGCTCATTGAACCGACGATGGAGTCGGCAACAGCTACTTATTTTAAGTATAATTTGTCAAATCAAAGTTCGTCTTATGTTGGTGAGTTGGTTACCGGTAATATTTGGAATTACGGTACAAGTGTATCG